GGCACTGCGCGCGCGCGATGTTTTTCTAGGTACAAACTTTTCAAATTTGGGTAACAGGTAACAGATTCGAGCGATGAAACAGAGCGAGTTTGCGGTTCTCCACGGCGTCAGTCGAAAGACGGTGACGAAGTGGAAGGAGCGCGGCTGGCTTGTGTTTGCGGGCGATGAGGTCGACGTCGACGCGTCGAACGCGCTGCTGAAAAAGTACCGTCGTGACGGCGTGCCGGCTGTTACCCAAGCTGTTACCCAAGAGGCTCAGGGTAACAAACGCAAAACTGTTACCCAAGCAGCGAGCGAGGTAACTCTCGGCGCGCGCGAGGATGCGGCCGACGTCGCTGATCGGATTCTCGCGGGCAACGTCGAGCTGCTCGACTTCGACGCGGCGCGCTGTTTCAAAGAGAACTATCTCGGACTGAAGGCGCAGCTCGAATACGACCGCGATTCCGGTCTGGTGATCGACGTCGCTGAAGTGGCGAAGGTCGTCGGCACCGAATACGCCAAGGTCCGAACCCGCCTGCTGTCAATTCCCGCGGAACAGGCTCCGCGTCTCCATCGGTGCAAGACGCCTGCTGAGCTGCAGGACATGTTGCAGGAGGTCATCACAGAAGCACTCGAAGAACTCACTCGCGATGGAGCAGGCAACCCTAAATAGCACACGGCGGTACGCGCGCGGCTATGCGGCGTTGCGCGTGGGCCTCGCGTCCGCGCTTCGCCAGAACCTGACGCCGCCGCCGAAGCTGACGCTGAGCGAATGGGCGGAGCGCTATGCGGTGCTCTCGCGTGAAACGAGTGCTCAAACCGGTCGCTTTCGGGCGTTCGGGTATCAGAGGGGCATGCTGGATGCAGTAACCGACCCCAGCGTCGAGAAGATCAGCGTCATGAAGTCGGCTCGCGTCGGCTACACCAAGCTGATGGATCACGCGGTTGGCTTCTTCATCCACCAAGATCCTTCGCCGATTCTCGTCGTGCAGCCACGTGTCGAGGATGCGGAGAGCTATTCCAAGACGGAAATCGCGCCGATGCTGCGCGACACGCCGGTGCTGGCAGCAATCGCGGGCGATCAGAAGGCGAAGAACAGCGACCAGACGATCCTCGCGAAGACGTTTCGCAACGGTTCGAGCCTGACGCTCGTCGGCGCGAACAGCCCGGCAGGCTTCCGGCGGATTACGTCGCGCGTCGTGATGTTCGACGAGGTCGATGCTTATCCGGTCGACGGCGCCGGGAACGAAGGCGATCAGATCGCGCTCGGCACGAAGCGGTCTGAAACCTTCTGGAACCGCAAGATCGTCCTCGGCTCGACGCCGACGGTGAAGGGCTACAGCCGGATCGAGAAAAGCTTCGGCGAGAGCGATCAGCGTTACTTCTTCGTGGCCTGTCCGCACTGCGGTGAGCGCCAGGTGCTTGAATGGGGCAGTCCCGAAACGCCGTACGGCATGAAGTGGGACAAGGACGAGCACGGCAACGGCATTCCGGAAAGCGTCTACTACGTCTGTCGGCACAACGGCTGCATCATCCACGAGGCCGACAAGGCCGACATGGTGACGAACGGCGAGTGGCGAGCGACGAAGCCATTCAAGGGGCATGCCGGATTTCATATCTGGGCCGGATACAGCCTCTTTCCGAATGCTTGCTGGTCGAACCTCGTTGCCGAATGGCTGCGCGTGAAGGACGACCCGCTGGCGCGGCAGACGTTCATCAACCTCGTGCTGGGCGAGCCGTACGAGGATCGCGGCGATCGCGCACTGAGCGAAACGCGGCTGGCGGCTCGCACGGAAGTCTGGGATGCGGAAGTGCCCGACGGCGTCGGTCTGATCACGGTCGGCGGCGACGTGCAAGACGATCGCGTTGAACTTGAAACGATCGGCTGGGGGCACAACGAGGAAAGCTGGTCGATCGACCACGCGGTCATCGAGGGCGACCCCGAGAGCGCGGAACTGTGGAAGCGCGTTGACGAGTATCTGAAGCGGGTCTGGCGGCGCGCGGACGGTCGCGGTTTCGCTGTCTCCGCTGCGTGTATTGACTCTGGTGGTCACCATACGCAGAAGGTGTACGAGTTCGCGAAGGCGCGACTCGGGCGCCGCATCTGGGCGATCAAGGGCGAGTCGGCGCGCGGCGGCGCGCGGTCACCTGTCTGGCCGACGAAGCGGCCGTCGTCGCGAACGAAATCGACGTTCCGGCCGGTCATCATCGGCGTGAACGCGGCGAAGGACGTGATTCGCGAGCGGTTGCGACGCGATCCCGAGGACAACGACGGCGTGCTGACCTATCCGGCCGGCTACATGCACTTCCCGACGGACCGCGACATCAACTACTTCGCGCAGCTCATCTCGGAGCGCTCGGTGACGAAGTTTGCCAACGGGCAGAAGTTCCGAGTGTGGGAACTGCCGCCTGGGCGCGCGAACGAAGCTCTGGACATCCGGGTGTACGGCTACGCGGCGCTGTGCGGCCTCATGCACATGGGCCTGAAGTTGAACCGGCGCGTCGAAGCAGTGCAGGCGGATCCGACCGATCTCCTGCCGCCTGCTCCGGAGACGCGGCAGGAGGTCGAGCTCGATGTCGTGAGCGCGCCGCGGCCGGTGCGCCCGGACGGCCCGATCATCAAACAGGCTCAACCTGAGAAACGCTCTCGGATCCGGCGGCTCGCCGGCTGAAGCATAGGAGAACAACTTTGCGATGCTTCGACCCGAGCCGTAGCCTGCTCGCCGGCATGGATCAAACAGCGCTGCGGCAATCACTCGCCAATGCGCAGCAGATCTATATCCAGTTGTCGACGGGCGCGCAGGGCGAGTCTTACTCGTACACGCAGGGCGACGGCACGCGCTCGGTCACGTACACCCGCGCAAACCTCGCGGAACTGGCCGCGGCCATCCAGCTGATGCAGGCGCAACTCGGCATCGTCTCGTCGCCCCGCAGAGCAAACCGAATCACCTTCACACGGCGATAACGCATGGAATCGAACGTACAGCTACTTGGTCCGGACGGGAAGCCGCTGCCGGAGCGCAAGAGCCGTGCGCTCGCGCTGAACGGCAGCTATAGCGGGTACGGCAGCACCAGCGCATTCGATGCGGCGGACATGTCCAGCCAGCACATGCGGGACTGGAACCCAGTGCTTTGGTCGCCGGATGGCGAACTCAATCCATACCGCGATCGCATCGTTTCGCGCGTGCGCGATCTGGTGCGCAACGACGGGTGGGCGTCGGCGGCGGTCACGCGCACGCTCGACAACGTGATCGGCGCAGACTTCCGCCCGATCTCGAAGCCGGACCATCGCGCGCTCGCCGCGATGACCGGCAACAAAAAGTTCGACCACATGTGGGCGGATGAATTCGGCCGGGCGCTCGAAGCGGGATGGCGCACGTGGTCGGAAGATCCGGCGCACTTCTGCGACGCGCAGCGCAAGCTGACGATCCCGCAGATGATGCGCTTGGCCTTCCGCCACAAGATCGTCGACGGCGATGCTCTGGCGATCCTCCAGTGGTTGCCCGAGCGACTGCCGCGCGGCGCGCGCTATGCGACCGTGCTGCAACTGATTGACCCCGACCGACTGTCGAACCCACAACAGAATTTCGACCGCCAGACGATGCGCGGCGGCGTCGAGGTGGACGAATACGGCGCGCCCGTTGCGTATCACATCCGCAAGGCGCATCAAGGTGACTGGTTCAGCGGCGGAAAGCAGGTGACGTGGGAGCGGATCGCGGCCGAAACAGATTGGGGCCGGCCGATTGTCGTCCACGACTATGACTTCGACCGGGCGTCGCAGCATCGTGGCGGCGCGGGCATCCTGACGCCAGTCCTGCAGCGGCTCAAAATGCTGATCAAGTACGACGGGACCGAGCTCGACGCAGCGATCATCAATGCGATTTTCGGCGCGTACGTCACGAGCCCGTTCGACAAGCAACTCGTGACCGAGGCGCTTGGCGACGGCGAAGACGCCGAGGCATACAACGGGTATCAGGACGCGCGCGCAGATTTTCACGACAAGACGGATCTTCGTCTCGGCGGCGCTCGGTTGCCCATCCTGTTTCCCGGCGAGCAGATCAATACGGTGTCGGCCACGCGACCTGCGGGCAACTTCGCCGAATTCGAGAACGCCATGCTGCGCAATGTCGCGGCCGGCACCGGCATGTCGGCCCAGCAGATCACGCAGAACTGGGCGGACGTCAACTACTCCTCGTACCGTGCTGCGGCGCTTGAAGCGTGGAAGACGTTCGATCGCCGACGCAGCGACTTCGGTCGCGGATTCGGCCAGCCGATCCTGTGCGCGATGGTCGAGGAAATGATGGACATCGGCGAGCTTCCGCTTCCGTCGGGGGCGCCTGAGTTCGCGATGGCGCGCGCAGCATACACGCGCGCATGGTGGATCGGTCCGGGCCGCGGATATGTCGATCCGATGAAGGAACGTCAGGGCGCGGCGCTCGGCATCGAGTCGGGTCTGTCCACCCTGGAAGACGAATCGGCGCAGCTGTCTGGCAACGATTGGCGCGACAACATCGATCAGCGGGCGGTCGAGATTCAGTACATCAAGGATCGCGGCATTCCTCTGCCGTCCACGCTGAAGGATGATGCGACGGCGGACGAGGTCACAAAGGAACCCAAGGCTCAATGAACAACCTTCTCCCACGACTGGCGACGCGGATGTTCAACACGCCCGTCGCCATTCATCCGCGCAAGGCGGAGATCGTGGTGGCAGCGCTCGCGGATCGGCTTGGTATTGGCGGCATGGTGAGGCTGGACGGCGCCGGAATCGTTCCGATGGCGATGGAAGACGACGAGTACGGCTTTGCGGAACCGGGGCGCACGCCGCGCGCCGGGTACGACAACGTCGGCGGCGTTGCGGTCATCGAGATTCAGGGCACGCTGGTGCAGAAGCTTGGTTCGCTGCGCCCATACAGCGGCATGTCGGGATACGACGGAATTCGCCAGAACTTGCTGATGGCGCTCGACGATCCCGATGTAAGTGCCATAGCGCTCGACGTCGACTCCCCAGGCGGAGAAGTTGCCGGATGCTTCGATTTGGTCGACATGATCTATGGCGCGCGGGGCGCAAAACCGATCTGGTCGATCCTCAACGAGTCGGCTTATAGCGCGGCGTATGCAATCGCGAGCGCCGCGGATCGCATCATCGTGCCGCGTACCGGCGGCGTTGGAAGCATCGGCGTCATCTGCGCGCACGTGGATCTGTCTGAAGCGCTGTCGAAGGCCGGCATGAAGGTGACGTTCATCACCTACGGGGATTACAAAGCCGACGGCCATTCTGAGATCCCGCTCGCGCCCGATGCGCTGGCGCGCTTCCAGGCGGACATCAACACGATGGGTGAATTGTTCGTTGAAACAGTCGCCCGTAACCGGAATATCGCGGCCGCCACGGTGCGCGATACGCAAGCCGCCACATTCATGGGTGACAAGGGTGTCGCCTTGGGGTTGGCGGATGAAGTGGCGGCGCCCGATGCCGCGTTTCGAGCCCTGATCCAGTCGATCCGGTCTTAAATTTCTTACTCAAGGGAAGCTATCAAATGAAGCTCTCGAAGATCGCGAGCGCGATGCCGTTCGCCCATTTCCTCGGGCTGCCGAGCGCGTCCGCATCGTCGCCGAGCGCGGCGGCCCGCGCGGAAGAAGAGGACGATCGCAAGCAGCGCGAAGGCGAGTCCGACGACGACTATGCCAAGCGCATGGAAGAGCAGGACAAGAAGGACGAGGAAGCGCGCAAGGCTGAGCAGGACGAGAAAGACAAAGAGGCCAAGCGTGCCGAAGAAAACGACGACGATGTCGACGCCGAAGCGGACGACAAAGACGACAAGGAAGAAGGCAAACGTGCGGGTCGCGCGCAGGGCGCGCGCCAGCGCGAGCGCGTGCGCTGTGCCGCGATCGTTGCGGCCGGCATCAAGAGCGGCATGGTGAAGCAGGCATGCGCCTTCGCATTCGACACGAACATGTCGGCTGCGCAAGCAATCAACGCGCTTGTGGTCGGCGCTGAAGACCGGCCGGCGGCGACCGCGCCGACACAACGCAAGCCGTCGCTGGATGAGCGTATGTCGCACGCACGCCCGGCGAACCCTGGCGTGACCGCAGCAGCAGCGGCTGAACCGTCGCTGGCAGAACGAATTGTTGCGGCAGGCAAGCTGCGCCGCGGCGAGATCTAACCCCTCCCCAAACCCGGAGAAACTCAGATGGCTTTGACTCCTACCACGGTCGGGGAGAACCCCCAAGTCCCGTCGGCATCCGCACAAACCTTCGTTCCCGATCAGCTGATCGCTGGTCCGAAGCAACTCGTCACCCGCAACGTCACGATCACCGGCGGCCCGTTCGCGCGCGGCACGGTGCTCGGCAAGATCACGGCGAGCGGTAAGTACACGGTCGCGCTGTCGGCTTCGTCCGATGGCAGCCAGACGCCGACGGCGATCCTCGCCGATTACGCAGACGGCAGCGGCGGCGATGTGGTCGCGGGCGTGTATCTCGAGGGCGAGTTCAACGTCAACGCCGTCACGCTCGGCACGGGCATCACGTCGACGGCCGCTCAGGACGCGCTGCGTCCGCTGGGCATCCACCTCAAGTCCTCGGTCTCGGCTGCTGACCCGAGCTAAACCCTCAACTGAACTGATGCGAACGCCCCGCCGCTGAGCGGGGCTTTTTCATTTGGGCCACACACTCGGAGAGAGCAATGCCCGGAAACCTGATTTACGACACGAACACCCTGATCGGGGTTGTGCAGAACCTGAAGATGGCGCAGAGCTGGCTGCTCGACAGGTTCTTCACGAACATGATCGCGGCGGACAGCGAGTTTGTCTCGATCGACGTGGATGTCGGCAAGCGCCGTATGTCCCCGTTCTGCTCGCCGCTCGTCGAAGGCAAACTTGTCGAGAGCCGCCGCTATCAGACGAACACGTTCAAGCCGCCGTACATCAAGGACAAGCGCGCGCCTGATCTGCGCAAGCCGGTCCGTCGCATGATCGGCGAGCGCATCGGCGGCGACTTGACGCCGGAAGTCCGCGAGCAAATGAACCTCGAGTTCGAGCTCAACGACCAGATCGACATGCTGACGCGCCGTATGGAATGGATGGCGGCACAGGTGCTCGTGACGGGTACGCTCACCGTTTCCGGTGAAGGCTTCCCAACGACCGTCATCGACTTCGGTCGCGACGGTTCGCTGACGATCGCGTTGACCGGCGGTGCGCAGTGGACGGCTGCGAACATCACCGCTGGTACGGCAAATCCGACCGGCAACATCGAGACGTGGCAGCAACAGATCCTGAAGTCGTCGGGCGCGGTGGCGACGGACATCATCTTCACCCCGAAGGCGTGGGGCGGGTTCAAGCTCGACCCGACGCTGAAGGGCGCGATCTACTACCCGGCGCTGGGCCAGAATGGCAACGTCGTGAATGTCGGCGCGCAGATCCAGCGCGGCGCCGTCTCGAAGGGCGTGTGGGGCCAGTACAACCTCTGGCTCTACAACGACTGGTACGTCGACGACAACAACGTCGAGCAGCCGATGCTGCCGGACGGCTCTCTGATCATGACGGGCCCCGATCTCGACGGCACGCGTGCGTTCGGTCAAATCATCGACCCGGCGTTCAACTATGCGTCGCTGCCGTTCGCCCCGAAGACGTGGTTGAAGGATGATCCGGCTCAGCGTTTCCTGATGATGCAATCGGCTCCGATCATCATCCCGAGCCGCGTCAACGCTGCGCTCGCCGCGACCGTCGCGTGAGGTGAATGATGGCTGAAAAACTCATCGAAGCAGTCGTCGCGCGCAATCGTACCGTTCACGATCGCATCCTCACCGGCAGCAAAGAAAGCCCCGAAGTCGTTGATGTGATCAAGACGGCTGGTCAGAAAGTGCGCCTGCCGGAATCCGAAGTGGTACGTCTGCGTGAGCTTGGCTACCTCGTCCCCGAAAAGGTCGAGGAGGTGAAGCTGGAAGGTGCGCAGATCACCGGCGGCCAGGTGTCGATCAACGAGTCGGAGTAATCGATGGACTGGGACGACATCGTCGACGGCAAGATCCTCGGTCCTTTGATGGCGCAGTTCGGGACGGCGATTACCTACATGCCGGGTGACGGTGGCTCGTTCCAGATCACGGGCGCTTACGACAAGGCGTTCTTCGGCGTCGATCCGGTGACTGGGTCGACGGTCGTCACGCAGCAGCCGACGGTCGGGATTCAGCTTTCGCAGTTCCCCATCGAGCCGCGGCAGTACGACACGCTGATGATCAACAAGACGGGCGAGCAGTGGCAGGTGCGCGAGGTTCATCTCGACGGCCACGGCGGCGGCCGCCTGATGCTCAACGTTCCAGGACAGACCGATGCCTGATCAAACCGGACGCGCGCAGCTTCGCGGCGTGCTGCTGTCGATCTTGCAGACGATCTCGGGCGTGACGGTGTATTCGCCCGGCGATTGGAATGTGCCGGCACCGAAGCTGCCAGCGATAAAGCTGCGGCAGGCGAAGGAGCGCAAGCAGTCGACCGGGCGAAACGGGCAGACATCGTTCACGACTGTCTCCGCATTCGAGATCAAGGCAGAGGTGTCGGCGGCATCAGGACCAGCGGCTTTGGCCGCTGTCGAGACGCTCGGCGCGCAGATCGAAGAGGCGATCTTCAAGAGCATTCCGCTTCGGCAGATCGTGCAGGACTTCCCGTTCTGCGACATCGAGACGGACGTGAATGCCGAAGGTGCGCCGCACGTTGGCGGGATCTCGATCCTTCTGGGTATCGAGTTCTTCGAGACGTTCGTGCCAGACATCAATACCCAGCTGCTCGCGATGAACCTAACGGCCGACCTTACGAACGTCGCCGATCCGAACGGCACCTATCCGGACCCACCATTCCCCGACGCTGTCACGCCAGCCCCGCGCACGCAGGGTCCTGACGGGCGCGCGGAAGGCGAGGTCAACGTTCAATTTCCTCAATAGGAGCGACGAATGATCGTCAAACCTGCACCGGGCCTCAAAGTGCGGCATCCGGTTACGAAGCAGTTGCTGCCCGACGAAGGCATCGAAGTGCCGGACGGCGACATCTTCTGGACCCGCGTGCTCAATGACGGCGACGTCGTTCTCGCGGACAACGCGGCTCTGCCCGCACCGAAGCAGTCGGGGAGTGACGCAGAATGACCATCCCGTTCAAGCAGATCCCGCAGAACATCCGCACGCCGCTGTTCTTCGCCGAGATCGACAACTCGCACGCAAACTCCGCGGTTGCGAACCAGCGCGCGCTGCTCATCGGTCCGATGACGTCGGCCGGCATCGCGACGCCGAACGTGCCACTCATCTCGTCGGGCACGGGCGACGCGAACGTCCAGGCTGGCGCGAACAGCGTGCTCGCACTGATGACGGCTGCCTATCGTCAGAACGATCAGTTCGGCGAACTCTGGTACCTGCCGGTCCAGGACGCCGGCGGCGCGGTGGCGGCGACCGGTACGATCGCGTTCACCTCGGCGCCGACGGCTAACGGCACCATCTCGCTGTATATCGCCGGGCAGCTGGTCACCGTACCGGTGACGGCAGGCCAGACGACCGCACAAATTGCGACCGCAGTCGCGGCGGCGATCAATCTGATTCCGTCGATGCCCGTCACCGCTGCGGCTTCGACGAGCACGGTGACGCTGACGGCAGACAATAAGGGCCTCGTCGGCAACGACATCGACGTCCGCTTCAATTACATCGGCACGACGGCCGGCGAGGCGCTGCCGACGGGTCTCGCGGCGACGATCACGGCGATGGCGAGCGGCGCGACGAACCCGACGCTGACGACGGCGCTCGGCAATCTTCAGGACATGCCGTTCGACTTCATCGCGTGCGCGTTCACCGATACGACGTCGCTCGACGCGCTGAAGGCGTTCCTGAATGACTCGACCGGTCGCTGGAGCTGGCAGCAGCAGGTGTACGGCCACGTGTTCGTCGCATACCGCAGCACGTGGGCAGGGCTCACCACTTTCGGCACGGCGCGCAATAACCAGCACGAGTCGATCATGGGCTTCAACGACTCGCCCACGCCAGCATGGCAATGGGCGGCGGCAATCGCGGCGGTGACCGCGGTGAGCGTGCGCGCTGATCCGGGCGTCCCGATGCAGACCGTCGCGCTGACCGGCGTACTGGCGCCGCCGCTGCAATCGCGCTTCAACCTGAGCCAGCGCAACACGCTGCTCTATGACGGCATCGCCACCTTCACGGTTGGCGACGACGGCACGGTCGCGATCGAGAATCTGATCACGAGCTATCAGACGAACGCCTTCGGGCAGCCGGACAACAGCTATCTCGAAGTCGAGACGATGTTCCTGCTCGCGTACGTGCTGCGTCGCCTGCGAACGCTGGTGACATCGAAGTATGCGCGCGTGAAGCTCGCGGCGAACGGCACGCGATTCGGCCCGGGCGCCGGTATCGTTACGCCGAACATCATCAAGGCTGACCAGATCGCCGAATACCAGGCAATGGAGTACGAAGGCTACGTGCAGGGAAGCGATAAGTTTGCTCAGTCGATCATCGTCGAGCAAAACGCGCAGAACCCGAATCGTGTCGACGTCCTCTGGCCGGGCACGCTGATCAATCAGCTGCGAATCTTCGCGCTGCTCGCGCAGTTCCGCCTGTCGACCAGCCAGACGTAAGCAGTTCGCCAACGCTGTGAGCCGCCCCAATCCGGGCGGCTTTTTCTTTTGTGGAGAAGCCAACGATGGCGAACAACACGAATTTCATCGCCGGCACCGCGTACATCACGATCGACGGCGTCAATTACCAGCTCGAAGGTGAGTTGCGGTACGACGTCGGCGCTGTGACGCGCGAGTCGCTCGGCGGGCAGGACACCATTCACGGCTTCAGTGAGAAGCCGAAGGCACCTTCGATCTCGGCGTCGATTCGTGACTCGGGCGGCGTCAGTCTCGCTGCGATCAACGCGATGCGCAGCAACACGGTCGTTCTCGAGCTTGCGAACGGCAAGACGATCATCGGCCGCAACATGTGGACGGTCGAAGCGCAGGAAGTCGACACGACCGAAGCGAAGTTCACGGTCAAGTGGGAAGGCCTACAGGGCTCGGTCACGGAGCAGTAATCGATGAGCGACACAAAAACCATCCAGTTGCGCAAGGCGCTGAGCTACGGCAAGGGCGACCAGGCGAAGACGGTCGACTCGATCATGCTGCGCGAGCCGACCGCAGGCGAGTATGAGAAGGCGGAAAACGCGGCCGGCGTGTACGGGCTCCAGATCGCTCTGATCGCGCTGCTCAGCGGCGTACCGGTCGACGTGATCGACCAGATGTATACGAGCCAGATCGACGAGGCGGCCGATTTCATCGGTTCCTTCGGCAAGGAAGCGATCAGTGGCATGAAGGCGAGCGCCGACGAGTTCGAGCTTGTTCTCCAATCGCCGGTAAAGCTCACGGCCGACGAAAGTCCGCTGAATGTCGCTTCTCTCGAGTTGTGCGAGCCGACGAATCAGCAGAAGCGGAAGGCTTCGGCCGCCGGCGGCACGTTCGCGTCGAGTATCGCGCTGATCAGCATCGTGTCGAAGGTGCCGAAGAACGCTGTGCGCGCGCTGACCGCGCGTGACTTCATGGCCGCGTGCGCGTACTTCAACGGTTTTCAGCTTCGGCGGACAGCGGACTCGGACGACTGATTGCCGCCGTCACGGCCATGCCGGAAGGCTGGGATGACGTTCTCGCCGAGCTGACGCATTTCATGCGGTGGGGGCCGAACGACGCCGACGGCATGACGTTTTCCGAGACTTTGCGCTGGCTTGACCAGGCCAAGCGCATGAAACAACAGATTGGAGCAAAGGCATGAACATTGGAGGCGGCGCAGGCGCAGTGCTCGGCACCACCTCGGGCATCTCCAATCTGGCGAGTTCGCTGGCCGCGCGACTTGGCGGCTCGGCGGGCTCGTACTTCGATCAGTTGCGGCCCGCTTCATTCCGCGGCGTGCCGTTCGTATCGCTCGGCGGCGAAGGCGGCTTCGGGCGCCGGAACGAGCTGCATGAATACCCTCTGCGCGACACGCCGTGGGTCGAGGATCTTGGGCGTGGCACGCGGCGCTTCCGAGTCTTCGGGTTCGTCGTTGGCGACGACGTCATCGCGCAGCGCGACATGCTGATTGCAGCCTGCGAGAAGGAAGGCGCGGGCTCGCTCGTGCATCCGACGTATGGTCGGCGAGACGTCAGCCTGATGGATAGCCGCTGGATCGAGCGGTGGGAGAAGGGCCGATACTTCGAGTTCGAGTTCGAATTTATCGAAGGTGGCCCTCGTGTCTTCCCGGCGACCTCGGTTGCGGGCGGCAGTCTTGTCGAAAGCGCGGCGAGCGGCTTGAACGTCGCGGCTGCTCTCAATTTCGCCCGGACGGCGCTAACAGCGATCGCGTACGGTGCAGCGGTGCTTGGATCGGCGGTGAGCACGGCCGTCGGCTGGTACACGGCGGCGAAGAATTTTGTTGGCGACGCACGGAACCTCTTCAAGCTTCTGACGAATCTACCGGGTGACTTCGGCCGATTTGCTGGCAGCGCAACGGTGCCGACGTTCAGCAAGTTTCCGAGTTCTTCGGTCGACACGAGCGGCGCAACCGTCGAAAGTCTCACACAGGCGGCGACCCTCGCGCGCGCGAATCTCGATACCGCTTCGGCGACTCTCGACGCGGCGGCGCGCAATCTCGACGCATCGACGATCGACGACTTCACCGCGGCGGTGCAGGGCGTCACGAGCGCGATGCTGGCGGCGACGCCGGATCCGGCTGATTCGATGCGTTTGCTCACGTCGTTGGCTGGGTACGAGCCGGGCGGCGCGACAACGGCGTCGACGATCGGCACCGCGATGGCGACAATGCAGTCCGCGTGCTCGGATCTCTTCCGGCGCACGACCATTGCTTCAATCGCCGTGGCGGCATCGAACTACGAGCCTACGTCGAGCGACGATGCTGCGCGGGTGCGCAGTCAGGTGCTTGATCTGATCGACGCCGAGATGACCGTATCGGGCGATCAAGGCGACGATGAGACGTACGCGGCTCTGCGCTCGCTGCGGCAAGCCGTGGTCTCAGATTTGAATCAGCGCGGCGCGAGTTTGCCGGCGATGCGTACCTTCACCTTCGCGACGCCGCTTCCTTCGCTGACCTTGGCAAATCGTATTTATCGGGACGCATCGCGCGCGGATGAATTGGTCGCGCAAGCAGATCCGGTGCATCCCGCGTTCTTCCCTACAAGCTTCAAGGCACTGGCGAGCTGATTCATGGCAAACAACCTGACGATCGTTATCTCTGCGCTCGACAGGACCGGGGCGGGCTTCGCTTCGGCGAACCGGAACCTTCGTGCCATCGATCAGGCGATGATGCGCACGACGCGCTCTTCGCAGCGCATGACGGCAGTGCAAAGCTTCGTGACCGGCGCGACGCGCGCGAGCGCGCTCAGCGGCGCGTTGCTCGCGGGTGTCGTGGGCGCGGCCGCGCTCGTCACATCGAAGATCCTTTCGATCGAATCGGCATGGGCGAACACTGTCCGCAGCGTCAGCAACAAGTCGCTGACCCTCGGCATCGACGCCAAGCAGCTGTTCGGCATCCAGAACGCGGCAAAATCCGTCGGTCTGAGCGCCGAGCAGGCGACGTCTTCGGTCGAAGGCGTGACGCGTGGGTACTACGAGTCGACGCAGGGTCGCGATCCGCAGAAGCGGATGATCTACCAGGCGTACGGCATCAATGGGCTTGACGAGCGCGGGCAATTCAGTTCCGAGCGTCTGCTCGAGCAGATCGCCGCGGCCGGCGAAAGCGTGAACAGTCGGAACGGCCCGCTCGCGCGCCATCGTCTATTCGAGGCGCTCGACGCTGGTGGCTTGGAAGATCTGCTGAACAAGGGAGCCGGTGGCATGCGCGACCGTTACGCGCGCGGCGTCGCGCTCGCCCCGAGTGAGGACGATATTCGCCACGCGAACGACTATGCCGAGGCGATGGCGAGGCTCGACGCGCAGTTCGACAAGACGAAGCAGACGATACTTGGCGGCCTTGCTCCGGCGCTGACGACCTTTCTGGAAGGCGTCGAGCGCGTCATTGCGCGCATGAACGGGCAAGATTATGTGCCGACGCGCTGGAACGGCAGCAGCTACGTTCCCGCTTCGGCGCCGGACGCTCCGCCCGCAGCGAACCTCGGGGACCGCGCAATCGATGGACTTGAGAAGTTCGGCAACTATCTGCGCGGGAACGGTTCTCGCACGAACGCCCAGGTCGGCGCCGAGCCCAACGCCAACGTTCCTGCCGCCGTCTCGTTCTTCGAGTCGCGCGGTTGGACGCGCGCGCAGGCGATCGGCATCGTCTCGAACCTGCAGCACGAGAGCGGCATCGACCCGGCGGCGAGCGGCGATAACGGCAAGGCGTACGGCATCGCGCAGTGGCATCCCGACCGCCAAGCCGCGTTTCAGCAGTGGGCGGGCAACTGGATCGGCAATTCGACGCTCGAGCAGCAGCTCGGGTTCGTCGATTACGAACTGCGGCGCGGCGGTGAGCAGAGGGCGGGTGCAGAGTTGGAAATGGCCCGCACGCCCGGCCAAGCTGCCGATGTCGTTTCGCGGCTGTACGAGCGGCCTGCCGCCGCAGCAGCAGAAGCCGCAGCACGCGCCGCGACCGCGAATCGCATCGCTGGTCTCTATTCGGGTGGACAAGGGCCAGACGCGTCGCAGCAGGACGCGGCACCGGCGCGTTCGGACGGCGAACTGCGCGTGAAGGTCGAACTCGGCAACCTGCCGAAGGGATCGCGCGCCGAAGTCTCGGGGACGCCTAACGTGAAATCGACGGTAGAGCGAGGCTCGACCGGCTCAACCAGTCAATTCGCGCTTGGGGCGACATACTGATGAATTCGCTCGTTGTGACGCTGCCGGAATCGAAGATCTCGATCACCGGATGGAAAGGCGCGCGCGTTACGCGCTCGATCGAGAGTTGCACCGGATCGTTCGTGCTGGAGATGACCGAGCGCTTTCCAGAAGAGGTTGATGAGGCTTCGCTGATCGGCGGCGCGGCAATTCAGATCGCGATCGACGCAGACAATATTCTGCTCACGGGGTATGTGGATACGGTCGAATACATCATCACGCCGCACGAGCATCTAGTCCGCGCGACGGGTCGCGGCAAATGCCAGGATCTGATTGACTGCAGTGCGCCGGTCGATCGGATTCTGGCGAACAGCCGCATCGATGCTGTCTGCCGGTCATTGCTGAAGAATTTCGAAATCGATGTCGTCGTCTCAGCCAGCCTGCAGGCAGTCATCGGAGAGTTGCCTACGATCCCGTTCCAGTTGATCTCAATCACGGAAACGCCGTGGGAGATCATCGAACGCTGTTGCCGATACAGCGGCGTCCTCGCGTTCGAACTCGAGGACGGCTCGTTGTGCCTCGCACTGGCCGGGGACGTGCTCGGCTCGACTGGGCTCGAAATCGGAAAGAACGTCGAGTCCGCGGTATCGGTGAAGAGCTCGCTCGGGCGCTTTTCGAGCGTCTCTGGTGTGCTGACGAATTACAACAATGCGACCGACATCGGCGTCAACCTGCTGCCCGAATATACGGCGTACGACCCGGGCGTTAAGCGGTATCGCCCGAGGTTCATCGTGTCCGAGCAGCCCTCGTCAGATCGAACGTATCTCGAACGGCGTGTCGACTGGCAGATCGCGCGTGCGTATGGCATGTCGCGACAGGTGCGCGTGCTGGTGGACAGCTGGACCGATTCGAGCGGCTCGCCCTGGTATCTGAACTATCAGGTGCCGGTCACGATGCCGCTGCTCAAGATTCCGGAGAAGACTCTTCTGCTCATCACCGAGATCAGCTTCATCCTCGACGAGAACGGAACGCATACCGAGCTTCTGCTGGCGCCGCGTCAGGCATATCTGCCCGAGCCGCTCGTTCTTCAACGTATCGATCCGGACATCGCGCCGGCCTAAGGACTTTGAATGCTCGACGCACTGAACGCGCTCTCACGGCGGATTCGTCTGTTCGTGAGTCGCGCGGTGATCTCGTTCGTCGACGACACGCGAACGGTCCAGTACCTGCAGGCGAAGATCAACGCGCTTGAGACGGTTGGCGACATACCGCGCTACGTCGAATATGGGCTGTCCTCGAATCCGCCGCTTGGCTCCGAGGCGCTCATTGTTTTCGGGAATGGCGAGCGCACGAACGGCATCGTCATCGCCACTTCGAACGCGAAATTTCGCGTCACGGCGCTGGCGAGCGGAGAGGTTGTTGTGCACGACAACACGGGCCAGAAAGTCTATCTATCGCAGGCGGGCATGGTGCTCGACGGCGGCGGAAAGCCTGTGACGATCACAAACACGCCAGAGATCGACGCCGACACGCCGTTGCTTAAATGCAAGGGCGACATCATCGACAACTACGAGACGAACACGCGCACGGTCGCGGGCATGCGAGCAGTTGCCAACTTGCACACGCACCCAATCGTCAACGTACAGACCGGCGGCAGCACGATCAATACGCAGCCGCCGACACAGCCGGAGTAGTAGATGCCTGACATCAGCATCGTCTGGGATACAGCGAACAGCCGCGGCGATTGGCAGCAGCTTGGGCCAGATCTGCTCACTGGAAACGATCTGCAAACCGCTGTCCTGCTGAGTCTGTTCACCGACCGCGCCGCGAATGCCGATGACGTCATTCCTGACGGCACCGGGGACCCGCGCGGCTGGTGGGGCGACCTCGACGAGGACAGCCCAATAGGATCACGGCTCTGGCTCCTCGATCGGTCGAAGCAGACTCAAGAGGTGCTCAACAACGCGCGCGACTACATCGTCGAAGCGCTGCAGTGGCTCGTTGATGACGGCGTCGTCGCGAGCTTGGATGTTCAGACGGAATGGACGCGCGACACGTTTCTCGGCGCGCAGATCACGCTCTATCAACCGGCCGGGCCCAGCGTCTCCCTGACGTACGCATGGGCATGGCAACAGCTCACCTGACATGCCATTCCAACGAAAAACGCTCTCCATCTTGATCAGCGAGGTGGCGGCCGACATCAACTCGGCCTTGCAGGGTGCTGATGCAACGCTGCGACGCACGGTTCTAAAGGTGATTGGCAAGGTGCAGGCGGGCTTGTCGAACCTGCAGATGGCTTATCTCGACTGGATTGCCAAGCAGGCGGTTCCGTTCACCGCGGAAGACGAGTATCTGGAAGGCTGGGCGGCGCTCAAGAAGGTATATCGCAAGGCCGCAACGCCGGCGCAGTTGACTGCATCATTCGCTGGCGTCACGGGAACAGTGCTTAATGCCGGAACGCCGGTCGCCCGAGGGGACGGGGCGACATACACGACGGGCGCAACGGCAACGGTCGACGGTACTGGCGCTCTTTCGGTGACGATCGTAGCGACATCGGCTGGCGCGGCCGGAAATGCTGATCCGGGTACGGCAGTAGCGCTTGGCGTTGCTGTCTCGGGATTGCAGTCGTCGGGGACGATAACGGGCACCGTTGCGTCCGGCTCAGACATCGAAGATAACGATGATCTGCGCAATAGAATGCTTGCTGCATATCAGAACACACCGCAGGGTGGCGATCTGAACGACTATGTCGGGTGGGCGCTCGCCGTGCCTGGTGTGACGCGGGCGTGGTGCGCGCCGAATGGTTTTGGCGCCGGGACGGTCGTGATCTACACGATGTGGGACTCTGCGGAGGCCTCGCACAACGGGTTCCCTCAAGGAACGAACGGATGCTCGCAATATGACAAGGGTCCTGGCGGCACGCCGCGGGGCACAGTCGCAACAGGCGATCAGCTCGTCGTCGCCGACACGATCGTGAACGAGCAGCCCGTGACTGCGTTAGTGTATTCGTGCGCGCCCGTCGCGAACAACCTGACGTTCACGCTCTCCGGCCTGACGAGCACGTCGACCGCTACGCGTGCGGCTATCTTTGCGGCGATCTCCGATGTCCTATTCAGGAACGGCGACCCGCGCGCGGGGACGATCAATCGATCCGACATCGAATCGGCGATTGCGTCGGTGTCTGGCACGAGCGGCTTCGTTATCACGCTCGTTCAGGGCGTCGTAGGCGCAACGACGACGACTTATCCGGGCAACATCACAAGCGGGTTTGGTCAGCTTCCGGTGCTCGCCGGCGTGAACTACGTCTGAGGTCATCATGCTCGCACCGAATTTCAAGGCGGCAGACTTTCTCTCTGCGATGCAGGCGCTTTTGCCTCGCGGCCGAGTATGGCCGCGAGATCTGGACACAGTCCAGACGAAGGTTCTCTCGGGACTCGCGCCGTGCTACGAGCGACAGACTGCGCGCTCGAACTATCTGTTGGTTGATGCGTTTCCGGCTACGACGTACGAGTTGCTGCCTGAGTGGGAAGCGACGCTTGGCTTGCCAGATCCGTGCGCGGGCGCCGCGCCTACGATTCCGCAGCGCCGGCAGCAGGTAATCGCTCGCCTAACGACCATCGGCGGAGCATCGATTCCGCAGCTAATTGCGTTCGCTGCCTCGCTCGGATACACGGTAACGATCACCCAGTACACGCAAGCGCGCGCCGGAATGTTGCGGGCGGGGCAGCCGGTCAACGGGTACGAGTGGAATTTCGCCTGGAAGATCACGGCGCCACTGAATACGGTCGTGCGCGCGGTCGCGGGTGCAATGGCCGCGGGAGATCCGCTGGCTTCATGGGGCAACAAGGTTCTCGAGTGTGAATTCCGGGCGGTAATGCCGGCGCACACCATTCCAATTTTTGCGTACGCGTAAGAGGCCAATCACATGTTTCGAATCGATGACCCGACGGCAGCGACGTCGCTTCCCGTTCCGGAAGCCGCAGGCACGGAGGGGTATTTCACTGAGGGAAATCCCACGGCCGGCACGCCCGCAACGAATGTTCGCGGATCGTGGCTGAACATGATTCAGGAAGAGCTTCGCGCTGTTGTCGTAGCCGGTGGACTTACGCCGAGCAAGACGACCTACACACAGGTCCGCGACGCAGTTAAGGCGATGGCTGGATTCCGAAACATTGCCGCTGCAGCAAGTTCGACGACCTTCAATGTCCCGTCGTGGTGCAGCCTCATTAAGTGCCGCGTATGGGGCGGCGGGGGCGGCGGAGGCGGTACCAATGGAGCATCGGCCGCAGCGTCGGGTGGAAATGGCGGCGGCTATACAGAGGGTGTGTTCTCCGTCACGCCGGGGCAGGTTCTGACGCTGACAGTTGGTGTCGGAGGTACCGCAGGCGTGGCGGGTGGCAATGGAGGTACTGGGGGTACTAGCTCTGTTGGTGCTCTTTGCTCAGCTACAGGTGGAGGTGGCGGGATTGGCATTAACAGTGGCTCGGCGGCGGGCAATACAACGACGTTTGGCACCGGATCGGGCGGGGTAGCGAACGTTATTGGCCAAGGAGCGTCGAGCGGTTTCCTGTTCGGTACCTCGTATGCCGGTTCGCAGGGAGGTGGGGCATTCTGTGCTCCGCCTTCGCCTTTTGCTCTTGGACGAGCAGGCTACAACGGGCTGTTCCCTGGTGGCGCCGGCAGTGGCGCTGCCGGTGGCAACTTCATCGGCGGCCCAGGTGCCGGCGGCTTTGTGATCATTGAATATTGAGGATCGAAATGATCTATGCACGCATTGATAGCGGCCTCGTGGTGGAGATTGTCGAGCCCATGCTCGACGAAGAAGGCAAAGAAATCCCGGTGGTTGAGCGATTCCACCCTGAGATAGTCGCGGCTCTCGTCGACATTACGTCCGTTCAGCCCCGTCCGCAGCAGGGGTGGACGTATGACGGAAGCGGGTTTGCCGCATATACGCCTCCGCCGCGCGCGCCTGAAGAAGTGCTCGCGACGAACACGGGCGTGCGCGACGTCTTGCTCGCGGAAGCGACTGCCCGCATCGCGCCTCTTCAAGACGCGGTCGATCTCGATGAGGCGACAGATGCAGAGGCTGCGCTTCTCAAGCTGTGGAAGCAGTATCGAGTCGCCGTGAATCGTGTGGACTTAACGCAGGCTAGCCCGGTCTGGCCCACCGCCCCAGCAGCTTGAGCAAGCGGAATCGGGTAGCCGCCGCTAGGCGGCTTGCTCCTACTCACTGAGTGGCATGGGCCCTGTCCGCACGAATACTCGCGTACTTCGACTTCAGCGAGAGGAATGGCTTTTCTACGACTCCGTAGGTCAGCATCGAGAAAAGCACAACACAAGGGACCGTGAGAAGCGCAGATTGCGCGTTGACATTGATGAACCGGCCGGCCGTCGCATCGAACATGACCCACCAGTCCTTCGTGAACGCTATCACAACATAGTGCATGCAGTACATCGAGAAGCTCAATTGACCAAGGCGGGCCAAGCTGAAATCGACGGACTCTGGAATGTGGAATTTCGCATTGGCATATGCAACGATCAGCGATGCCCACATTACCGCTTCAATCGACGGCCAGAAAGCCATCAGCCAAGATTGATCAAGCCCGATGAGCCCCTTGTTCCCGCAGAAGACACTCATGACTATGCCGACGAAACAGATTGAGCCGACTAGCCACATGGGTGAGACGTTCCTGTCTTGTAAATATCGCTTGGCTAGGTAGGCTGCCAACATCCCGACAAGGAACTGATCAATGCGTCCAAGAAGGGTGATATACGCCACGTTGGTAACCGACCCGGTGCTCGTCCAAAGCAATATCTTCAGTAGGATGGTTATTGATAGAAGACCAATGCCGTAAGCAGGACCTTTTTCCTCCAAAAAGCGGAAAAGGAACGGAAACAAAAGGTAGAACTGGAATTCGACCGCGATGGTCCATAGATGACCAAAGGCAGGCAGTTTTACATCCTGTAGCGCGTTCACGAAGGGAAACATAAGGCTCAGGGCCTGAGTGAACGAATAGTCCAGCCTCCATCCGCACATCATGACGATGACACACAGCATGTACAGTGGATAAATCCGGAGGATGCGATTCTTTATGAAGTCCGTGTATCGGATTTCCCGGCCATAAGCGATGCTCGCCAGCAAGTATCCACTGAGCACCATGAATAATCCGACGCCCATATGGCCTTGCTCGATAAGTCCAAGCAACGGATTGAACGTGCTGTGTCCAAGCCCGAAGTTGTCTGTGAACCGGTGGTAAAAGATGACCATCGCCGCCGCAAGGAAGCGCAGATGGTCAAGACGCGACACGTACTTTAGATTTTTCGAGCTTATCGGTCTGTCGACGACAATCGCTAGCAGAACGTCTCGGCGTAGGATCGAACGCAAGATCGCGGTTAGGGCGATCAGGAACGCGGCATACGTCGCGGCGACGGCCGTAAAGGAAATCCCTATGGACCGAGCAACTAGCTCATAGGGCGTGATCGTGAGTTTGGAGTCCTTTTTGCTGTACAGATCAAGCGTTATGGACCCGTGTCCGCTCGTGACTTTTACCTTTCCCGACCATGCCTGTTTAAAGAAGACCACACCTTTGGAGGTAACCGGGATGTCAAATCGAAGTGGAGGGTACGGTTGTTTATAGGAGACGACGTTATCTCCACGCACTTCCCATCCCGGTGCTTCGGGCATTCCGGGCACTTTCTCGACCCAAACCTCAAAAGAATGGGAATCCGGGGCTTTTTCGCCTGTCGCTTGAATGGTGACCGGGATCGGTCCCTCGCCATAAATCAACATTGCTATTTTCGGCACCGATACCGACGTTAGAAAATATGCGAGAGGCAAGGAAACGAATAAAGCCCAGAGCCATCGTTCTGCCGCAGGAAAGGGGTTGGAGGTCGTTTTGAATAGCATGGATTGCACGTTGGTATGTCCGGCCCGGCGCGTATGGTAACAGGGCTCCGCCGAATCACGGTCTCGAAGGCAATCGCTCGACAACTAGTCCAGCCACCTTTGGGTGGCTTTTTTTTGCCCGGATGACCGGCGAATGTACGAGGGGAACCAGATGTCGGAGTTCTGGAACGAGGGCGTCAAGTCACTAGTCACGGCGCTTGGAAGCGTGGGGACGTTCTGGGTTGGCGGCCGAATGTGGCGGCAAATTGATCGTCGCCGGCAGGCCGAAAGCGAGGGCGAAGCCAACATCGTCAAGGCCGATTCTGCGGCGCAGGTTGAGGCGATCGCTCGATTCGAGCGTCTTGCGACATTGGCGGAAGAGCGCGCTGGTCGCGCCGAGGCTCGCGAACTGCTCGCCGTGCAACGCGCGGACCGAGCTGAAGAACTGATGCGCTCGGCAGAGCAGCGAGCCGATGCGGCAGATCGGCGCGCGCAGCGCGCGGAAGCCGAAGTGCTCGAATTGAAAACCAGAATCGAACGCCTCGAGCGGGCGATCGAGAACCGGAGGGAGTCAGATGTCTCGCGTTCGTGACTGGCGGTGGTGGGTGATGGGCGCATGTCTCCTCGGCGGTCTGGCGGGCGTCGCGGCAGTCGGCTTTTTCATCGGGCAGTGGGGGATGTCGGTGGAGCGTGCGAATTGGACAAAGGAGCGCGCGGCTTACATCAAACGGTTCCCCGAGGTGCGCGCTGAGACGCGAAATGCATGCGTCGCCGAATACGAGAGCAAGGTGCAGCAGCTGCAGCAGCAGAACCAGCAAAACATCCAGGCAATGTCGGATCTTCGATCGCTGATCACCGATACGCATGATGTGGCGCAGTACACCCTGCGCTTCCTGGGCGACCGCGCGAAGCTGACGGACGCGCGGCAGGCAGCTCTTATCAAGCAGACCCGTCAGGCCGCCGCGGCTGCGACTGTCGCCGCTCAGAAGACAGAGGCCGTCGAGCAAAAGGTTGCAGTCGCCGCGACGAAGGCCGACGAAGCTGCAAACACCGCGAAGGCGGTCGACAAGAAGCTGGAGACGGCGACGCGTCCGTCTCTGCCCGCGCAGCCCTGGGCGGGAAGTCGGCGATAAGCCCAAACACGCTTTCACACCCGAACCCGGCCGCGCGCCGGGTTTTTCTTTCCAGAGGCCCTATGAACCTCAAGCTTCGCCTGGTCGATGACGCGGCCAAGGTACACACGTATTCGTCGACGATCATCGCGGCGGCGCTCGGCGCCGTCTCCGTCGCATCGCCTTTCATCGAGGCAGCATGGACTGGCATGCCAGATGAAGTGAAGTCGCTTCTGCCAGATAGCTGGCGGCTTGCCATCGCGATCACGGTCGGCTGTCTCGCAATCATCGCCGCGCGCTACACGACGACGTCTCCGAAAACGACTTCGACGGAGGCAGCCGATGGCAACGCAAGCGCAGCAGCCGAGTAAGCGGCCGAGCAAGAAGACACTCGCTGCGACGATCGGTGCTGCGGCCGCGGCCGCGCTCGTCGCGATGACGGCGTCGCAAGAGGGCGTTTCGCTCAAGCCATACAACGATCGGCTCGCGAACAACATCCAGACCGTCTGCTTCGGCGAGACGAATGTCGAGATGCGTGCGTACACGCTGCCGGAGTGTAAGTCCATGTTGGGCGACAGCCTCGCGGGCTATGCGGCGGCCGTGCGCGACATCACGCCAGGCTTCGACTCGCTGACCGACGGGCAGAAGGTCGCGGTCGTGGATCTCGCCTACAACATCGGCGTGCCGAATTACAAGGGATCGACGCTGCGCAAGCGCTACATCGCGCGGGACTTCCCCGGCGCATGCAGCGAGTTCATCAAATGGCGCTTCGTTGCCGGCAAAGACTGCGCAATAGCGTCGAACCGCTGCGGCGGCATCGTGACGCGTCGCCAGCTAGAGGCGCAAGCCTGCCGAGGAAACTGAACATGTCTCCTTACCTCATCACAGGAATCATCGCGGGCGCGCTCGGCATCGCGATTGGCGGCACCGCAGTTCACACGGTCGACGCCACTAAGCTCGCAAGCGAGCAGACGGCGCACGCGCACGACAACGAGATCAACGCTCAGAAACTTCAGGCGGTGTCCGACGCAGCCGCGAGCGCGGCGCGCGCGGCGATCGCAAAACAGAACGACGCGGCGACGCAAATCGCGGCGCTCGACACGCAACTGAATCAGGAGAAGGCCTCCCATGATGCCGACAATGCGAAGAATCGCGCTGCTATCGCTGATGGCGCTCGCCGGCTGCGCGTCGCAGTCACCGCCTACGCCCCCGCAAGCGGTGGCAACGCCGCAGATTCAGGCGCAAGCGCCGGCGGCTTGGGCGATGGTGCCGGTGGGACAGCCGAGCTATCACCTGCGTTTGGATCAGCTCTTTTCGGGATCGTCGACGACGCTGACAGCGACGCCCGTGCAAAAGCCGACTACCTCCAGCACTACGTCTGCATCCTCCAGCAGCAAGGAGTGATCGCAGGCACATGCAGCCTCACGACCACCGCGAAGGATTGACCACATGGCATCGAATTTGAAGTTCAGCGCCGCGCTGAAAAACGCGCAGCAGGCAGCGATCACGACGCAGGTGGGCGCGAGCGGCGCATACGACATCTACGACGGCGCGCAGCCCGCATCGCCTGACGTCGCGATCACGACACAGAACCTGCTCGCGACTCTAGCCTGCAGCTCGACGTTCGCGCCGGCGCCGTCGAACGGTGTCGTGACGGCGAATGCGATCAGCAACGGGACAGGGACGGCGGCGGCGGGTGCTGGCAAGACGGCGACCTGGTATCGCCTGCGCACGTCCGGCGGCGTGGGCGTCGTCGATGGAACGGTCGGCACCAGCAACGCGGATCTGGTCCTGACGAGCACGACCATCGCGCAAGGCCAAACGGTCAGCGTTTCGTCGAGCACTTACACGAACGGCCAGTAATCGGCCGCACAGGCGACCGCAATGGGCACTCTCACCGGTTCGAACACAGTTCTGGCCGGCACCGAGACATTCAATCTCTCGTCGCCGGTCCAAACTGACTGGATTCAGTTTCCGCAGTCGGCAACCTCCGTCAACCGGAAGTCGGGCGGCGGCTCGACGATCGGCCTGCCGACGACGATCGGCTCGGGTGTCACATTCACGGGCTACACCGACGGCCCGAAGATGACGTGGACGGACGGCACGCCCACGGCATCAGCGACGGCGCTCGCGGGCGGCATCTATGCCGACAATACGACCGCGACCGGGCAAGGCATTCAGATCGTTCTGCCTGCCGACACGACGTCGCGCACGCTGACGATCTATTGGGCGGCCTATTCGAGCGCCTGCACGCTGACCGCGACGCTCTCGGACGGCAGCGCGACCGCCTACACCGTCTCGCCGGGCACGACTGGCAGCGGCAATCAGAAGTTCTACGCGACGACGATCACTTGGGCGGCGAACTCTGTCTCTCAGACGCTGACCATCAAGACGCTGATCACGACGAACGTCGGCTCGTCGTTCAACGTCATGCTGCACGCGGTGAAGTATCTCAGCAGTGCGCCGGCCGCAATCACCGGTACTGGCGCGAGCACGTCGAACCAGTCGAGCGGCGCTGCAGCGGGTGGAGTGAGCACGTCTGGCGCGGCGGCATCGCCGCAATCGGCCGGATCTGCGACCGCTTCCGGCGGCGTCAGCACGAGCGGTAGCGCATCGGCTGTGCAGGCACCTAGCGCAGGAGCCGCGAGCGGCACTGTGTCGACCATGGGCAGCGCGAGCGCGATGCAGGCTCCGGGCACAGGCTCAGCCTCGGGCGGTGTCTCGCTGTCGGGCGCGGGCGCGTCGACGAGCTCGTGCAGCGCAGCCGCTGTCGGATCTGTATCGACGAGTGGCACGGCGGCGAGTATCCAACAGCCGAACAGCGCGGCGGCGAGTGGTCAGGTCGGATCTCCGCCAATCGATGGCGCGGCGGCCGCGACGAGCCGAAGCACCGCGAGCGCGGCGGGATCAATCAGTGTGTCGGGCAGCGCGGGGGCGACGCAGGCCGCGAACGCCGGCGCGACGTCAGGTCAGATCGGCACACCGCCGATTAGCGGCGTGGGGGCTGCGACGGCAGCGCCGGGCTTCGCGGTGTCGGGCGGCACGGTCAACATCGGCGGAGTCGCTGCGGCCGCGCAGTCGCCGCAAGCCGCCGATGCGAACGGCGGCGTGACATCGACCGGTAGTGCGGCCGGGTCACAGGAGGCTGCGGTTGCCGCCGCGACCGGAGCCGTCCTTGACTCGATTGCTGGAAGCGCAGCCGCGATCCAGACGCCGGGCACCGGGAGCGCAGTCGGTCCAGGCGCGATAGTCGGAGTGCCGGTTCCGGTCCGCTATTCGGTCGCTGCGGATCCAAGGACGGTCGCTGTCTCGCGCGAGACGCGCAGCGTCGCTGTCGACGGCGATTCAAGGTTGGTGCGGGTTGCTGCGGATGGGCGCACGCATGGGATCGAACCAGAAAGCCGCAGCATCGCGGTGCGAGCTAGTCAGCCGGCTTAATATCTTCGGAGCATCAAATGGCTTTTCCGTACATTCCTTCGTTCATCAAGGATCCGCAGGCAGTTCTCGACTTCAACTGGGATTGGTCCGCCTGGCTCGGTGAGGGTGAAACGATCACCGACAAGTCCGTCACGCCCGATGCCGGGCTCACGGTCAATTCGTCCAACATCAATGGCGCCGTCGTTGCGGCTTGGCTCGCTGGAGGTGTCGCGGGAACAACCTATACCGTCGCATGCACGATCTCGACGTCGGCGGGGCGCACGGAGACGCGCCGCATTCAAATCGTCGTTCAGTTGCGCTGAGCCGAAGTAGCGTCGCGCGCCTGTTCACGGCGCGATAAACTCCTCATCCCGTAAATTCCGAGGAATTAAAGATGAAAGTCTCTCCGGCGCAAAAGCTCATCCTGCAAATGCTCTGCGATCTCTACAAGAAGCTGGACATCGATGGCGAAATCGACCACAAGTTCGTCGCGTCGGCGCTTCACAGCGACCAACTTTGGGCATTCGAGTGGCAATACCAGTTTCTGCAGGATCCTGACAACTCCAGCAATCCGCCCGTCGTGAAGGAGACGGTTGACATTCTCGACATGTGGAGCTTTCTCGAACACGCGTTCGAGCAATTGGACGAGGCGGGCAAGGAGCGCGTGCAGGCCGGCGCTGGTCTTTCCAGGCGCGAGGTGCGATTCCCGGGATTTGATGCAAATCACGAAGACCACTTCGGCGTCGCGAGCTTCCTAATTCAAGACATGGGCAGGTTCTCGGAATTTTCGAAGCATTCTCTCAACTCTCACAGTCAATCGGTCCCGGGCTATCTTCGAATGCTCACGGTATTCGAGCAGATGCGGCCGACCATCGACATGGGCGAGATGTCGCCCGACCAGATCATCGGCGTATTGAAGGCGCGCCGCTTCTCTTAAAGCGCTCGGATGCGCGGCCTTGGCGCGGCGCATCCTCATCATCGGCGCCGATCGCCCGCGTCCAGCACGCGCATCCATTATCAAGTATTGCCACCATCAGGTGCATAGCGATCAAGAGTTGTCGCGCGTCGGCTCGGTTTTTGGTAATCCCCGGACAAGATCTGCGCAAGCTTGGGGAAATACACGTCGCACCGCTCGTGATGAGCGGTGGCGCTCCGCCGAGGGCAATCTGCCAGCTCGGCGCCGAGGTCCGTCATCGGGAAGTCGTCCCTGAGTCGCGCAACTAGCTTGGCGACTCGATACCGGCCTTTGCGGTCGCATCGAGAGCACGCGATGTCGATGTGGCTCGCACGCGCGGCGAGCTCGCCTAGCAAAACGCTTCCGTTCTTACCCATCGCACTCAGGCTGCTCGTACTCGTCGTCGTATTCGTTGACGATGCAATCGCAGTCGCCGCACATCCATCGGTTCGGAACATCGCCGACCGCTGGTTGAAACTCGTCGCGCGCGAGCCGCCTCGCGCAAACCGGGCACCACATCGCCGTCATTTCATCCTCGTCTTTCTGGCGCGCATTGTTGCGCGCGCGATACTGTATATTTAAACAGTATATGCCGGGATGCGCGCGACACGCTCCAGAATATTAGGAAACGCCGTCTAGAGATATTAGGAGCCGGGTTTCTCCATCGTGCGACACTCCTGCTGTGCAAGGCTTTCCGGGCAGAAACCAACAAATAACCATGCTGACCGTCCATCAGCCCGCTCAAAGTCTTTGTCTCGCTTGATAGGCTTCCGATTCCGCGAGTTGTCTCCTAAGTAAATGCTCGATAAATGAGCACGACCGGATGCGGCTGAGAGAAAAGCCAACATCAAAATATTAGGAGCGGGTCAGCCGGATTTAGGGATCTTCAGCCGAACGTGGCTGATTGGAATATCGAGCTTTTTGAAGTAAATGTGCGTCGTCGCTTCCCGCGTATGTCCTGCCGCCACCATCAATTCCTTCGTCTCGTAGCCGGCGCGTTTTGCGTCCGTTAGCGCCTTTGCCCGGATGTCCTTGATCGTGTATTTCTTGGCTGCCAGTCCGGCCTTTTCCGACGCACGGGTCCAGGCGGCGAGAAGCGCTTCTGGTTTGTAAGGCTCGAATTTGCGGTTGTGGATCACATGCGCGTCGCCGATGCGCGGCTGCTGGTCGATCTCGCGGATGCGTGCAAGCACGGCGTCGATTTCCGGCGTGATGGCGAAGTCGACGGTGACTCCGCTACTGTCAGCGGTCTTGCTGGGCAGGAAGTGGATCACCCCCGCCGTGCGGTCAATCTGTGACCACTTCAGCGTGCGAATTTCCGTCGAGCGCTGTGCCGTCAGGTAGCAGAGGTCGACAAAGCACTGCATCATCCGGCCATTGCGGACGAAGGTCCCTTCCTTCGCTCTCGTGTTGCTCTTTTGCTCGAAGTGCGCCAACTGCTTGCGGATCGCAGCGAAGTGTTCATCAGTGATGTACACACCGCGCCGCGGCGGGGTCTTGATCTTGATGTCGCGCACCGGATTGGTTTTCGTGTGCCGCTTTTTCACGCACCAGAAGAAGAACCCCGACAGAAATGATTTGACGTGGTTCTGCATGGTCAGCTTCTCATCCCAGAAGCCGAGCACGTCGCTGATGTCACCCGGCTCGATGTCTGCCACGTTCGCGTCGCGCAGCGCGTTGCGGGCGTAGCGGCCGGTGCGCGCCCACGACTTTTGCGACTTCAGCGTCGGCCCCTTTTCCTCGATGTAGCGATCGATCAGCGGGCCTGCGTCGCCGGTGCCAGGCGGTGCTTCGTACTTGCGGCGCTCGACGACGAGCCGCGCCAGCATTGCGGTTTCGCCTTCGGCAATCTTGCAAAGACGGACCCATTTGTTTGTGCGAGGAACGACCCAGTACCAGCTCGCGCCGTTGGCATAGACGCGGGCAGGGAGGGTCGTCGGACGTTGGCGGCGGCGGGCATTCATGCGAAGGGCGAGCAGATTTTCGTGCGTTTGGTGGGTTGTTTGTCGTTGCCGACGTTGAGGCCGGCTTTGCGCGCGCTGAGGGACTCGTACAGCGCCCATGTCATGATCGGCGCGCCGTCGAACGTCCGCATCACCTCAATGCCGAATGCGTTCTGGAACCACTCGGCCTGTTTCCCGTATCGGGTGCGTCCGGTGATTCGCTTCAGATCCTCGGGGCTCATCAGTCTTTCACTCATCCGGGTTCTCCAGAACGCGCGGCTGACGCGCATGAATTCTTCGATGTTGCTGGTCACTTCAATCCTTCGGTTCAATCGCGGCGCACGGTATGACGATGCCGCCTACGCGGCGCGCCTTGTCGATCGCTGATAGTTCTGACATGTGCGACTCGAACCACTGCTCGCCGCGGGTGATCCACTTGACAACCCAGCAGATCGGATCGGCATTGCGCAGGGCGATGTTCTCGCGTTCGAGCTCGCGCGCGAGCGGGCCGAGGTGCTGGTGCACCTCCTCGTAATAGCGCGCTTGCGCCGCTTTGCTGATGCCTGGGAAGCGTTTCATGACAGCGTCAATGCATGCTTCGACGCGTGGCGCGCCGCTTATCGGCATTTGATCGTCGTCGCTCACGATCTCGGCTCCTCTTTGCTCGCCACGCTAGACGCGTCCGTGTAATGCCCAGGGCAGCCGCCGCCGGCATAGTCGAAGCCTGTGCAACCGTTCTCGGCGTGCTGGCATGGGTTGCCGCACTCCGCTGAGCACGGAATGACGCTTCGGCCTTTCGCCTTCTCTAGCGCCAGAAACGTACGTGCTTCGGGCGCGGTCAACGTCCTGCCCCCGTCGCTGAACAGGCCCTTGTAGCCTCGCGGGTACGGAGTGTTCCGGATGAAACCGTCGATGTTCATGCTCATGCTGAATTTGCGCATGCGTGTCGTCATGGCTGCTTCTCCTCTCCGCTCTGCGCGTCTATCAGGGCGCGGATGGCTCTAACCGCGACCTTGTACGACTCGTGCTCCATAATGATCGGCAAGGCGTCTACCGCCCGCTCCAGCGCTTCTTGCTCGATGGCTTCCGCAAGCGCAAGCAAACCTGCATCTGCGTGAAGAAGAAGGCCATCTGCGATTTCCTGAATACGTTGCTTGCTGATCATTTCGGCTCCTTGCTCTGCGCGTCTTGCTCATTCGTGAACCAGTTGAGCCATGCTTTAACCTTGACGCGCTGATCGTAGTGGAAGCGAACATAGACTAGCGTGTCGAAATCGACCGGTTCACCAGGCGGGATTAGTCCCGGCGTGATTGACGCCCACTGGCCGCGCGCGAAGTCACCGTTTCTCAACTGCACGCCATACTCCGGTTTCCAGCCGCTTGGGACCGTGCCAATCTCCCAATTAAACTCTGTCATTTCCCTTCCTCCCCGGATTGCCTTGCTCGGTCGATGGCGGCTTTGTGCCACCGGTCCAACACTGGATCGACCGTCGCAATCAATTCTTCGATCAGCTTGCGCGCCTCGCGGTCGCCGCCGGTTATGTCGCTCATGCGGTCGTACAGCCCGGTCGCGATCAGCGCCGCGCCGATTGCCGCATGTGGATAGCGCGCTGCATCATCCGGCGTGGGGTGGGTGAACAAAGGAACGTCACCGTCTTCTGGCTTATAGTTGACCATCGCGGCGTCATGCAGCTTTCCGTTCTCGTCGAATTCGCACTTCGACGCGTAACCGACCGGCTCTTGCTTCCTCTCCGCCAATGCGCGGGATTCGAGGGCGGCTTCGTCATCGAGCATTGCTTGCGCAACGGAAACCAGCAAGTCCACTGCGTTGTGCTGCGCTTCGGTGAACTCGTACATGCCGAAGTACTTGTATTCGGTTTCCTTGATCGCCGCTTCAATATTGGCGCGATGCTCTTTGCTGATAGTCATTTGCTCGCTCTCTTGTCCAGTTGATCCGCTGCGAGCTTGAGCACGACCGAGCGTTCGGTGTAATTGAAGCTAGTCGGATAGCGTTCGAGCTTGCGCAATTCCTTCGCAATCTGCGAGGACCGCTCCGCATCAATCCTGTCTTGCTCTGCGGACTGGGCGAGA